TGAGGATTTCTTTGATAACCGCACTGGCATTCAGACAAAGGCTGGCTGCGGAGCTAAGAATGACCCGTGCGCCAGGTTCTGCTGCAATTGTGGCGGGGTAATGATTGACCCTAACGACAAACTGTCAGGGACGCACTACAAAGAGGGAGACTATTTCGATGTTATTGACTTCAACATGAAGCTGACGAAAGACCAGCGCTCGATAGTATTTGACTACCAGTTATCAGACGGGCAGGGCGGAATGTTTCACGCCAGTGAGCTGTTTATGCCAGAGTCAGATTTAATGTGGGCGCGCAATGCATTTAAGGCTAACGCGGTCAACAAGCACATTGCAGTTCCGAAGCTTCGGCGTGAAGTTGGTTCGATAAAGAATGCCGTTCGCATCATGTCGTATCGTGATTTATTCATGAAGCCGCTGCGCGTGACTCATCGTAAAAATGCGAAGGGGCGTGACATCATCGCAAACAAGATTTTCGCATAGGAGCATCATGGAGATTTTCAAGCATCTGCCAGAGGAAGAGGATGGCCGCAAGGAGTGGCTGCACCAGCAGGACTGTTTTAGCTGGGTTAGTGTGCGCTATCCGCACTTGCTGTTCTTTCACGTGCCGAATGAAATCGGACTGAAGTCATCGCCGGGAGTAACTGAGAAGCGTCGCCGGTCAGGGGTGATTAAAGGGGTAAGTGATAATCCGATACTCACGCCAACTGTTACCGGAGGTTACGCATTCAGCGCGTGTGAGCTTAAGCGGCCAGAGAAGGGAGCAAAGATATCGCCAGAGCAGATTGCTTTCGGAGAGCGAGTAGAGGCTAATGGCGGGCTATTTGTGGTCTGCTATGGTCATGCGGCTTTCCGAAGGTTCATAAATAAATACTACTCCGGTAGTAGACATTCTGATGAGCAGGGCGCATAATCTTATTTCAGACAATGAGAGGGTGTTAAAATGAGTTCATTACTGTCACTTTACAAAGCAAAAGATAAAAACGGCACCGAAACGACCGTTAAGAAAACATTCCTGGTCCCGCTTTCAGAGCTGTATGTCGAGCCAGGATACAACGTCCGCGAAATCGATCAGGAGCACGTGGCAGAGTTCCGCGATGCATTCATTGCGGGCGAGTTTATCCCGCCTCTGGCGGTGCAGGTAACGGATCGTGGCGTCAAGGTTATTGATGGGCATCATCGTTACTACGGCGCAAAAATGGCGACCGAGGCCGGCCATGAGATTGCGCGACTGGAGTGCAAAGACTTTTCCGGATCAGAGGCTGACCGCATTGCCTTCATGGTGACCAGTTCGCAGGGTAAAGCGCTGTCTCCTCTGGAGCGCGCAGCTGCATATCAGCGCCTGCTTAATCAGGGGTGGACGCCAGCCGAGATTGCCAAGAAGGTTAAGCGCTCACCGGCAGATGTGGACCAGCACCTTCAGTTACTTGATTGTGGTGATGGCCTGATAGCCATGGTGAAAGCTGGAGAGGTTGCGCCAACAACGGCTGTCGCACTCTCCCGTGAGCATGGCTCGAAAGCGGAAGCCGTGGCACAGGTTCAGATGGAGAAGGCAAAGGCTGCTGGAAAAAGTAAGCTGACTCGTTCAGCAGCTATTCCACAGTTCAGTGCCGCAAAGGCACGCAGACTGGTGGAGCTGCTCTGCAATGCAGAGTTTTTTCCTCATGGAGATGGTGAGGCTATTGAGATTACATCAAATACAGCCATTGAGATTGAGTCAATATTGCAGGAGTATCGCGAAACTATTACAGCCGGAAATGAGGGGTAATTATGAAAATCAGATTATTGAGCGGTGAAGCATATCGTGGGATGGAGGCAGCCAAGTTCCCGGCAGAGGTTGAGGCCTACAAGCAAGGTGAGCTTTACCTTGTTCATGAGAGTGAACTCGCCAGGATTGGTTGCGATATGTCATGTATTGATGACCCGGAAGACCCTTACTGGCCTTTCTGTGATGATGAGGTTGAGGTAATCGAATGACCATCCAAATATTCTCCAGCGAAGAGCTAACCAATCAACAGTATCACGCAGAAACCGAACACGTATCCGGCTCGCAGCTGCATAAGCTGTTCAGCACCAGCCCGGCATCGTTCCGGTACGGCGTGGATGAGGAAGAAGAGCCGCAGGATAAATCACGTCCTCTGAACTTCGGTAGCTGCGCTCACACTAACCTGCTTGAGCCGGAAAAGTTTCACTCTGAGTACATCCGAGGCACGATGAAGGATGACAGCCTGGACGGTATCTTCCTGACCACTCAGGCGGCGTGCGGTAAGTTTCTTACGGAGCGCGGCATCAAGGGTCACTCTGTAAAGAAATATCCTGAGCTAATTCAGATGGTGAAATCAGCCACTAAGCCTGGCGAGACTGTTCGCGTTCTGGCAGAGATTGAGGCGCAGGAGGAGGCTGACGCCAGGGCTACAGGTCGCACAGTCATTCGTGGTGATGACTTCGACGCCTGCCTGAAGATGCGCGAGGTGCTTTACCAGAATGGCGACGTACGGCATATCATCGGCACCGGCCAGCCAGAGGTAAGCTGCTTCGCTGTGATTGATGGAGTGCCGGTAAAGGTGAGGTGGGATTACGTTTATGACTGGTCAATTATGGATTACAAGACCACAATCAGCGCACATCCAGAGCAGTTCGCGCGACAGTGCTTTAATGCAGGTTATTACCTGAAGATGGCGCTTCAGCATGATGTTTTCGAGCTGGCCTATGGCCGCAAGCCGTCTGCTGTGCGCTTGCTGGCACAGGAAAAGAAGCACCCGTTTATCCCGGTCATGTATCGCATGACAGAAGAGCAACTGACTATCGGTCGCCTTCAGTACAAATCGGCTCTTCAGCAGTATCGCGCATGCAAAGAGCGTGACATCTGGCCAGCATACGGTGGCGGGGCAGAGATGGAGTTACAGACTCCGGGCTTTGTTAAAAACCAGTATAAGGATTTTATTAAATGATTCTCAGCGAAAACAGCAGCAATTTTATCAAGGCATTCATCGCCGTCCGCTCACTGATTGGCGGCAAGGTGGAGAAGAATACCGCCAACAACCACCTTAAAAGCAAGTACGCTGACCTGGGTTCGGTATTCAAGGCCATCACGCCAGCAATGGAAGCCAACGGCATCGTGCCAATCCAGCACGCAACAATGACGCCAGAAGGTCGCGTTGAGGTGACAACAATCCTGATGCACGAATCAGGCGAGATGGCGACGTTTACCAGCCAGATTCCCCTCGGCAAGCCTGACGCTCACGGCTACGGCAGCGCCTTTACTTATGCCCGACGATACTCTTTAATGGGTATCTTCGGATTAGTCCCGGCAGACGACGACGGCAATGCGTCTCGCAAGACAGCGAAAGACGTAACTAAGGCTCTGGATAAGGCAGAAGACTTGCCAGCGCTGGATGTGGTGCTGAACCACGCTAAACAGTACTTCTCTGGCGATTCAGCAAGCCTGCGCGTCATCCAGTCGCACTACGACGCACGCAAGGCGGATATGCAGGTTGGTAGCGCAGAAGGATTCAAACCTCTGCAGCCGAAGCAGAAAGCAGCAACCGAACATCAACCATCAGCGCCAGTGGGTGATGATGTGAAACCAGAAATTAACTTTTAAGGAATAACCATGCACGTAATCACCGGCACCATCCGTAAAGCACCATTCACCCGCACCGGAACGAGCGCGAAGGGGGAGTGGCAGCTGTTCGCTGTCGAGCTGTCAGAGTCATGGAAGGATAAAGACGGAAATCGCCAGTACAGCAATTTTAGGGCATCCCTGTTCGCCAGTACGCCCGGCAGCATCAATTACAACAAAGAGGTGCTTGTAGAAGGTGCAATTGTCTCAATTTCATCAGAAACTCTGCAGGTTGTATCGCGCGAGCATAACGGAAAGACGTATACTCACCTGGAGATGATCAACCCGAAACTCGTCTTTGCTAAAGCGCCGGAAGGTGCTGCACCACAGCAGCAGGCAGCACAGCAACAGCGTGCGCCGCAGCAGTCGCAGCAGAGCGCGCCGCCAGTCGACTACGATGACAGCATTCCATTCTGATAAGGAATTAACATGAAAACCAACCTGAAGCAGTTAAGAGAGAAGGCCGGCCTGACGCAGCCCCAACTGGCAGCACTGGCGGATGTAAGTCAGCAAACTATCAGCAAGATTGAGCGAGAAAGTGTTGACTATCCAATGTATGATACTATGGTGAGGCTGGGAAATGCATTGGGCGTATCTCTTGATGAGCTTGTGCCAGGTAAGTAAAAATAAAGCCCCAATCGGGGCTTTTTTTATGCGTCAGGCTTGACGGGAAGCTCTTTGGAACCATCGCCGGATTTAACATAAGCTCTGAGCTTAACCCTGTAGGCCGTCCACTTTGATTTCTCGGCGGTTAGTGACTCTTCTGTTTCTCCATCAGAGTAATCCTCATCATCAATCTGCTGGTTTATGGCGGTTATTCTTGATGATGACCTGTCATATTCTGCCTGAGCATTTTCAAGCCTAAGCCTGCGCTCCTCTTGCTCCTTTTCCTTCTGCTCGTCTTCAGTTAGTGGCGGGCGGATAAATTTCCCATCTTTAAAAATCCACCCCTGTGCTGGGATGTTTCCGCCATCATCAGGTATGGGTGCGTAAGTCACACCCTCGCCAAAGTCTAAAGGGCACTCATCTGGGCCATCCCATACGATCATGTTAAAAACAATGCCATCTTTTATCAGCGCATAATTTCCCATTATGAATACTCCCAAACAATTAAGCATCCTGGATATCCAGCGCCGCCAGGGTAAGCGACACCATTGGCAAGCGATACACCGCCACTTCCTCCACCACCGAAGCCAGAATAAGGTGACAGACCTGGGCCGCCAACAACGCCATCCGCACCCGTTCCCATCAGGCTGGTTCCGCCAGTGCCAGAGCGGCAAGTTGTGGGTGTCAATCCGATACCATTTGTTGACCACACGCCTGAGTGAGAGGTGAAAATAACGCCCCCCGTCTGAGTTGCTGATGATGCTGCTTTACCCTGAACAATAAAGGTTGCAGATGAAGTTACTGATGCTGAGCCTCCAGTTCCTCCCACGCAGTTAAGTGAGAAGCCAGAGCCTACCATAGTAGTATTGCCTCCATTGTTCCCAGCGGAGCCCGCTACAGTTCCGGCTGGGCCAGCGAAACCTATTGTAACCGTAGCTGCGGATGGAGAATAATAAATTACCTTTGCATAAGCCCCCGGACCGCCAGAACCACCAATGCTACTCTGGGTGCTGTTCGCGGCTGAGCTTGATGCTCCGCTACCGCCGCCACCCACCCCCTCAACAATAATGAACTTAGTTCCCGGTGTGGGGGTGTAGCTCCCACTGGCTGTAAATATTTGCCGTCCAATTAGCTTGCCTGTCAAAGCCTGAGCAAACTCGGTTGTCGCAAGCTGATTATTGCTTGTCCCCGCCGAAGCTGTTGGAGCTGTTGGGGTTCCGCCAAGAATAATGCTGCTGTTGTCCAGGTATATGCTTGTTCCGTCGCCAAACAACTGCGCAGTGTACCCAGTGGGTATTGAAATACCAGAACCTGATGGGGTTTTTACTGTTACGTTAAATCCACCTGTGCAGTTATTCACCACGTTCCAGCGTTTATTCCATGCAGGAAGTATCAGGTTTACATTTGCGGTTAGCGCGCCGTTTAATATCAGCTTGCCCTTTGCCGCCTGGAGTGAGCTGGCGGTAACGCTCGCAGAGGAGATGGAGATGTTTGCATAACCGTAGTTGTCAACTGGTACCCAGCCAGTCAGAGCGCCACTGCTATTTTCAGGATTCGTAGTGTTATCATCAAGGGTGTTAAGCCAGAACCCGCTTTTTGTTGAATTGGGTATTCTTGCACCCGATGGATAGCCGCCGATTGATGATGAAAAAGCCTGGTCGTATGTGTAAGTGCCACCAGCAGAAAAATATCGGTTAAATGATGATTGTTCGAACAGAATTTGGTTCATGTCCTGACCTTTAGGTGGCAGGCCGCCAGCGCTCTTCAGCGTCATGGTGATGGGCGGGAAACCCTGGTCATAGGATGCCTGATTGCTTCCAGATGGCGTCGTGGCCGTGATGGCTTCTCTTGGCCCGTTAGAGCCAAACGGGACCGCCTGCTTACTCGGTGCGTCTGTAGACTTCATTTATTGAACTCCATAAAAAATTCCTTCGTTAAAAGGGTATGAGTCTTCGGAGAAGCCGAAGTCAGGATTAACAATTTGCGTCAGCCTCAATTGTACGCCAGAGGGTATTGGCATTACATCATAATTCTGCAGTATGGACTTCTCGTAGGGCTGAAGCTCAAAGAATGTTGTGATACCGATAGCCATACCGAAGTAGTTATTGACGAATGCCCGACCTCGCCCGGCAAAGAGCATCTGAAGGAACCGGTTAATCTCCGGTATCGTGGCAATGGATATGTTGCTGAATGCCTTAGCGAGAATGAGAGTTCTGTAAGCATCATCTCCCAGCCTGACATTCGTTGTTTCCTGCACGCCTCCGTAAAATGGTGAACTGTTGAAGACGTCTGGGTAAAGTCCGGGACTGGTATCCTCAGCCTCAAAAAAACCAAAGCTTTCACTGTCAATGCCTGCCGTAATGTACCGGCTGATGTTGACTATCTTTCCCCATATGTCCAGCCCGAAGCTGCCATTGCTGGTAAGGTCCCACACATCCTTGATGAAGGCGTCGGTGAAATCATCCAGCGATACGGCCTGGTCAAATGTGCTGATGATGTTAAGCATTCTCTCGCTGGCAGAATACTGCTTCAGGATGGTGTCTTGCCAGCTCATGACAGCACCACTTGGATGTTAGCCTTGTCAATCACCGGGACCTCATCAATTCCCATTGTCACTGATGGTCCGAACGTAGAGCCATCTTTAGAAACGGTGATGCTGGTAACACTGACTGTGGAAGGGTCGATAGCGATGACTGGCGCGTAAAAGCGACTGGCTGATATGGTTACCCCGATGCGTGCTTTTGGGATGCCATCTACAAGCCCGTTTATTGCATCAGAAACAACCTGCTTAACCTGGCCAGTGATGTCGCTTGGTGGATTCAGGTCTCCATCAAGCTCTACGCGTACATAGAGGCTCTTAGGCGTGACCGAATTCCACTGCATCAGATATTCAGGGTATGGGGCGTCATAACTTTTGTCGTATACCGTGAATGTGGTGTTGCCATTCAGGTTTGCGCCTGGATTATATGTGCCAAAGATAGCTTCGGCTATATCTTCGCTGGCTCCGCCGTAAACGCCAATGTAAATGGAGTGTGGCAGAACGGGGTGATTCGTTACTCCCTTGTTAACTACGCTATCAGTTCTGTTTGACCACACGTAAGCATCCAGCACGCCAGTTGTGGCGAGCAGTGCAGAACGCACGCTTCCATCCTGGTTTCGGCTGCCGCGATAGACCGATTCCTTGCGGCGCGTTTCAAAAGCTATGCGGCTCTCAACGTCAGTGCCAGGCACACCAGCAGATGAGTTATATACCGCGTCCCAGCCGTCAATGCTGCGATAAATGGTATTAAGCGCGCCGGGGGCAACAGAGATGGGTCCGCCAGTCTGGTTTGTGAAAGCGACGTCGATTGAGCCAGAGGAAGGGATTGTCACGGCGTCTGTCGTGGCGTAAATGTACCCATCTGTGTCAATCGCTGTACTTCCGGCTGGAAGGACTGTTCCGACCTTGCCGGTAACCGTGGCGGTAACCACCGTGCCAGAACTGGCGATACGGTCCATGAAGTAGATGCGTCCGATGCCGTCCTGGAATCTCCCGGATGCGTAGTCAGGGTTAATCTGGCTGAAAAGCACAAGAAGCTTGTCGTACACCTGCGCCACAATCTCAGAGTCAGACATTGCGATCTGACCCTGAGGGGAGCTTAGCGCCATGCTCGGCTCTACGCCTTCAGCGTTAATCGATAGCGCGTTGAACAGGTCAGTAAGGCGGCCGCTGAGGATGTCGGCCACTTCTGGCACGCTTACGCCGTTTTCTGTAATGGTAACGTCCGGTACAGACGTCTGGATAGTTGTCATAGGTTAACCTGCGCCGTGTTGCCTTCGGTGTCGGTGAGTCGCATAGTTCCGCGAGTCGAGCGTGTTTCACGGTCAAAGTATACCGTACAAAGCGCCTGGTCTACTATCGGTAGTTTTTTAGCCTCATTCTGCATCTTCTGCGCGATGTACACGGTCGATGGCGCCTTTCCTAACACCTGAGTATCCCACGGGATGCCAAGCGTATTGTCAAAGTAGCACTCGCCATAGAATACCAGGCACGCGCTGGCAGCCTCCTGTGCTACAGCCTCGGATGATTGCGCGACGGCGATATTCCCGAATGCATCCAGAGTTAAATCCCAGTCGGATGTTCCGAGCTTAGCGGTTGCGAAAGTCATACCTGGTTATCCGGCGTGTTAGATGTGGCTGCTGATGAACCGCTCTGCACGTTCGGCACGGTGTGCTTGTGTGCGTCATATGCATCACGCAGAGCTTTGAGGCTGGCAGACTGAGAACCGTTGTTGTCGGTAATATTGCCTGCCGCGGTGATGTTGCCAGTAAAGTGCGCGTCAGGTGTGTCGAACGTGGTGCCTGATGGCGCTGAAACAGTTAGCTTGCCGGGAGTGATGATTTTAATCTCGCTACCGAGAAACTGGACGTACTCCTCCGGCTGGCCATTCAGAACGCCGCCGAGATAGACAGCATCAGACCGGCTATGACGGCGACGCCCGCCGGGGACTGACGGCTCGCGGTTGGCGCGAACAACGGTTGTATCGCCATCGCAGATTAGCGCTAGCCCGATATCACCTGGTGACGGGTCCATAATGACAGCGCTCGCCCCACGCTGGAGGCGGAATACCGGAGCGCCATAGATGACTGACGTTTCAATCATCGCGCCGGTGGGGTCAACCTGCGCCAGTAGCGGCAGGATATCAACGGTCAGGTTGGGGGCTTCGCCATGAATAGCCGTCACCTTTACCAGCTCCACAAAGAATTTGCTACTTAGCAGGCGATGAAAGCTAAAGGAGAACGCTTCTGCATCGCTCGTGTTGGATGATGGCGGCTGGTAGAAGTGCTGCTGCTTACTGCTGTTTTGTTGTTCCGGCATCAGGTATTTTCGTCCCCTGGCTTATGGTCATCCACGGGCCGTCTTTAACCCATGATGAAAGATAATGGTCAACCGCAAACAGCTGGTAATTTCCTGATGCGTGCGGAAGGTCTGTTATCAGTTTAACATACCGACCCTGCGCCAGGTAGGTGCTGAATTGCGACTGAAAAGTAATACCACTTGGCGTAAATACCGGGTATCCAACAAGCCCGTACTGTTTCGATACAAGGGGGATCACATCATCAACCTGCGTGCCAGGTCGCCATGCGGTGATGCTTTTGCCGTTAACAGCATACGATATTCCTGCGGCATTGCACGCATAGCGTATCTGGTCCAGTACGCTGCCATCAAAGTACGGGTTTGTGGCAATGATGCCATCAATGCCAACTCCACGGAATGTATAGCCGTTGTTCTTGCAGATGGCCTCCAGCATATCTTTGTACGGCTGAGAGCCTTGCAGGGAGAATGGTTTGGCAGCGCGCCGCCCAAGCTCAAGGCCAGCCATGGCGCTGATAACCAGAGAAGCATCCGGTACGGCGTTCATATTCGCATAGGATGACAGTACCTGGCCGGCAAACACCTGCGTGTCATTGGCGTAAATAGTCATGCCAATACGTGCCAGTTGGTCAGTATATGGACCGATACCCTTTGCCGAGAGCGCAGCTATCAGCTCCAGCCCCAGTCCGTATAGCGTGACCTCGGTCTGGAATCCAGCGGAGTTGCCGTAATAAGAGATTTTACACATGGCCTTGCAGTTGCTGATTGACAGGGAGGTATTCCCCTTATCATCAAAAGCGCCAGTGTAGTTCTCAAACTCAAAGCGCAGGCGTTTGTCACTGTACAAGTTCAGCCTCCGTCATGTAGAAGAGCTTAAACCTGCCGCCCAGCCCATCATAGAAAGGGTCAGACTGACCCTGCGTGTCCAGAAAAACCAGATCGCCACTAAATCCCAGGTATGAGTATCGTACCATTCGGTTCGCATAGAGGCACGGCACGCCCTGAATGAGCGGCACGTCATTTACTGACAGGTCCATATACATTGCGCTTTCACGCTGCACAAGGCGGATAGAGCAGGGCTGCGAGCCGAGCGTAACGTTGATGCTTTGTTCTTTAACTGGCTCGAGGGAAACGGTAATCATGAAATGGCCCCGGATATTGATTTTACGATGCCAGTAGCTTTATCGGTGGCGCTCTTTGCCACCTCCGCGGCGGTGCGGCCTACTGTCTGAGATGCTCTCTGGAAGGAGTCCGCTACGCCGCCAGTCACACGGTCAGTAAGCTCGCCAGTTGCTTTCTTGAGGTTGTTCCACGATTTGCTAAGGTCGTCCAGCGCAGAAGATTGAGCGTTAGCCTGCTTCGGTACGCTGGACATGCCGGTGACGCCGCCTGCCTTCTCATTCGTAGTTGGCTTGCTGTCAGACTGCCCGCCAGACAACTGCACCTCCATCTGGTCGATAACTTCCTGAAACTCCAGATAAACAGTCAGGAGAGTGACACCACTCTGAGCGGTCACTTTGTGACTATGGTCTACCAGGTCGTAACCTTCCAGCACGCCGTCCGGCGACTCGATGTCGTACATCTGCGCGGTATCAAGCATCTCTTTAATGCGCGCCAGCGTGGCAGACCTGCTTGTCATTGTCAGGCCGAAGATGTTCGGTATGTTCCCGCTGAATCCGGTCAGGCCAGAAATGACGATGGCGCACTGCACGCGGTTAGGTTCGCGCACCTTGTTTATGGACTGATACTTGCCACCCTCAACCGGCGCAGTGGTGATAGTGGCTCTCCCGTTGTTTGAGAGGGACATCATGCCGCTGTATTCAAGGGCAGTAGAGCCGATTCCGTGCGCCCGAATGCTGTACGACGGATGCGTAACGCTGTTGATAATCGACAGCGGAGACCCGCCGCCGATAGCGTTGAAAATATCTGCAGTGTTTAGGCTAAGAATGCTCATCGGGATTCCTCCGCGATACCCCGTCCTTTCATGTCGGGTAGGTAAGGGTGAGCTAACGAACCTAAAATCTCTTGCATTCTCACATTTTACTCCGTATTATGTGAAGCTATGAAACGATCATATAAATACAGGTTCTATCCTACTCCCGAACAGGTTGAGCTGCTAGCTAAAACGTTCGGCTGCGTTCGTTTCGTCTATAATTCAATCCTTCGCTGGCGCACCGATGCTTACTATGAGCGCCAGGAGAAGATCGGCTACATTGAGGCCAATGCCCGGTTAACAGCCCTTAAAAAAGAGCCGGAATTTGCCTGGCTGAATGATGTTTCCTGCGTGCCTCTCCAGCAGTCGTTACGCCACCAACAGAATGCCTTTTCTAACTTCTTCGCCGGACGTACAGCATATCCGGTGTTTAAGAGCAAGCGCCATAAACAGGCAGCGGAATTGACCGCCAGCGCGTTTAAATACCGAGATGGCAAGCTGTACATGGCTAAGAGCAAAACGCCGCTAGACGTGCGCTGGTCACGCCCTTTGCCGTCCGCTCCTTCTACCGTCACGATTTCCAAAGATGCCGCCGGACGATATTTCGTGTCCTGCCTTTGCGAGTTTGAGCCTGTATCACTGCCGGTTACCGCTTCCACGGTCGGCATTGATGTTGGCTTACATGATTTATTCGTCACTGATACCGGATTCAAAACCGGCAATCCCCGCCACACCGCTAAATATGCGAAGCAATTAGCCCTGCTACAGCGTCGTTTGAGCAAGAAACAAAAAGGATCAAAGAACCGCGCTAAAGCCCGCGCCAAAGTTGCCCGCCTCCACGCGAAAATTGCTGATTGCCGCATGGACAACTTGCATAAGCTGTCCCGCAAACTGATTAACGAAAACCAAGTTGTTTGCGTCGAATCCCTGAAAGTGAAGAACATGATACGCAACCCTAAGCTGTCTAAGCACATAGCAGACGCGAGCTGGGGTGAGTTAGTGAGCCAGCTCAAGTATAAGGCTGAATGGGCGGGGCGAACGCTTGTCGCTATTGACCAGTTTTTCCCGTCCTCAAAGCGCTGTAGTGGTTGCGGGTACATTTCTAAATCCATGCCTCTTAATGTTCGTGAGTGGGCGTGCCCTGAATGCGGCACAAACCATGATCGCGACGTTAACGCGGCTATCAATATCAAAACCGCCGGGCTGGCGGGGTTAGCTTGTGGAGAGTCTATAAATCCTTAATGCCTTCTCAGGTAGTAAGGTTCGACTCCGTGAAGCAAGAATCCCCTACATTTAGGTAGGGGAGTTGTCAAGCCGGGTTGTTAGCTCCTGCAAATGTTACCGTTACGTGGCTGCGGCTCACCTGGTCCTCAATGGAGCGGGTTAACTGGTCAACCGTCTCAGGCGTACCCTGAACATAAACCGTTCCAATGCTTGTTGTGCTGGTCTGGCTCTGGTCTACTGAACCGCCGGAGCTACCCGGAATCATAGCACCATTTGCCATCTGACGGTAATACCCGGCCACACGGCCAGAATACTGCTGAGTCTCCAGTGGCATAACCTGACCATTAACGCCACGCCCGGTCCTAATCCATGAGTCCATGTTGCCCATGCCCCAGTTATATGCTTTGAGTGCGTAGTCAACATTTCCATTGTAGCGCCTCAGGAGCTGACTCATGTACATACTGGCGGCGGCGCGCGACTTCTCAGGGTCAAGTCGCTCATCAATGCCTCTGGACTCATCAACCACAAGCCCCAGGTCTCTGGCGGTTCCTTTCATAAACTGGTAAGCGCCAGTAGCACCGCTGCGCATGTTGCGCGCCAGTGGGTTCCCGCCTGACTCCGTCATCATCAGGGCGCTCATAAGCGTCGGGTCTACCTGGCCGGAGGTCATGACTGGCGGTCTGCGGTTCAGTGTGGGCATAATGGACGCCGCGCCAGCCGATCCGATGCCAATTGAGCTCAGGAAGTTGCTGAACCAGTCAGCTGATTGCTGTGTCTGCGGGTAGGCGGCCTCGGGATTTGTTGCGCCGGGGGTTAAGCCTTGCGGGGCTGGAGTGGGTAAGCTGCCGCCTCGCTGACTGTCCAGGTGGCGCTGCCTTTCCCTCTGCATAAACTCCTTTGCCCTGTCCGAGAGATTTGGAATATCAATCAGGGGCTTATCAAAACCAGAGAGTAGGTTGAAGTTGTCCGTAATCTGGAAGAAAGAGTGCAGGGCATTGGATGAGCCATTGAGGGCATCGGCAAATTCTCGCGCCCACTTAGCTCCTTCCTGGAAGAATCCAGTGATATTTCCTTCGTTGTTCTTAATCCAGTCACTGAACTCATTCATGGCTTCATTTATGTCTTTGCCGAATATGCGCACGAACTCCTGAGCCAGGCCATCCGCGCTCGCTTTCAGCTCCTGCAGCGTCTTCGTCACGTCCATTGCCTGCTTGATTGCCGCTGGCGTGGCGTTGCTCTGCTTCTCAAACTCCTGCTGAAGCGTGCTGAGGTTGCCAGAGTACATCAGGTTGAACATATCATCCTGACCGCCCATGCGTTGCCACATTACCTGAGCCTGGTCTTTGTTGAGGCGACGTAGTGCTTCTGCCTGGCGGGTGAGTCCCTGGCCGGGGTCTGCCGCGCCCATGATGTCTACGCCGGTCATACCCTGAAGCTGCTGGATGGCAATCGTGGATTCATCAGGCGCGCCCATGCCGGTGCGCGCCCAAAGCTGAGCATTATTGACGCGCGCAAGGCTGCTGCCCATTGACTGCGACGATACGCCAACCGCCTGTGCGGCACGCTCAAAACCCTGCAGCGAGCGGGCAGAGATGCCAAGGAATCCGGATACGTTGCCGAGCCGGACAAGGTCGGTCGTGGTGGAGGCAAACATGCGGCGAGCACCCTCAAGGGTGAGGGCAACGCCGAGGAATTTGGCTGCACCGAGTTGCACGCCACGGAATGCGTTGCTGCCTGCTTCGCTGAACTGGCCGAACGCTGACGTGGTCCTGCGTAGGGACTGCTCCGTCTCGTTAGACGTGCGGCGCAGGTTGTTGCGCATGTCGTTTGCGTTTTGCTCGACACTACGCTTACCGTTGAGGAATTCATCAGTCTTAACGGTAATGAGGTACGAAAGTTCTTCTACAGTCTGATTCATTACCGTCTTTCCTGGAATTTATGCCAGACGCGCTGGTTATAGTTTTCCACCGTGGCGTGCTCCAGCAGGTTGTACATGTCACGGATGGACAAGCGCTCTGCCAGGTCTGTGTATGTGGCTTTGCCAGCGGACAGAACCGCTGACACAACCTCTGACACGTTCACCGTAGAAATCAACTGTTCTGGGGTAGGGTCTTCTGCGATAAACGGGAAGTTTACTCGCTGCCTTTCCCTAAAAAATCGAAATTAACCTGAAAAACCTTGTCCAGAAGAATGCGAATGGTTTGCACCTCTTCCAGGTCAATTCGTGGATTCAGCGGACGGCGCTGAGTGTTCCCTTCGTGCGTGATGACAATCTCAATCGTCTTGAGAAGAGTGTCCCGCAAATGCAGGGACACTTCTTTTGATGCGGCAGTCAGAACCGGCAGTCCCAGGGTTGCCAGCCCGGCGCAGCCCATTGAGATAACGTCATCACTGATTCCTGTGAATCCTTGCTGGCCCATGATGCGGAACAGGTCCTGAGACAGTTCTTCGCCTTCCATGGCGTACATTTCAGTGATGATGAACTCTTTGCCGTTGTCGCGGCTGAGTGGGTTATCTACCGTGTATCTGACTTCTTTGCGCATCTGTTAGCTCCGGGTTACTTGCTCAAAGTGGAAAACTGCTGCGCGCGGCTGCAGGATGCGGCGACCAGGAGGAACAGGGTTCCAGCTGTACAGCACGCCGTTCACAAAGTTCCACTTGGCATCAAGTGACGGGATTGCCAGTGTGGCATTCACGGTGAAGGCGCTGATTGATGTGCGCTCGGCAGCGTAAATCTGGTCAAGCAGTGCGCCAGCGCGTGACGTTGGCATTACGTTAATAGTGAACTCTACCGGGTTATACACATAACCGGCGTGGTATTTGCCATCTGCAGACATCATATCTTCTTTGTTCTGCAGGGTGGCAGCTTCAAACATCGCGTCAGCAGCATAGTCATCCACATCAAAGCCAGCAGGGAATAGCTGCGGGACTACGATTCTGAGCTTGCTGTTGGCGCTGGTAATATCAATTGGCATTTTAAATTTCCTTACAGAATCGCAGTGGATGCCATGTTAATGGACTGAATAAGCTGGCCGTCTACGTAGTAGAATACCACACCGTTCAGGCTGCGCTCAATTCGTGACGCTCCGGTCTGTCCCGGAATGTGCAGATACCAGCCGTCGCTGAACAGGGTGGCAGTGATATCCTTGCCAACCACGGTTGCGATTTGCTTGGTCTGTGAGTTATCCAGAGTCACGCCACGCTGAATTGCACCGAAGTTAACGGCTGCATTTGCTGGGTCGATGGTGGCAGCCTGGATGGCGGCATAACCCTGAGCGTTGTAGCTATAGCTCTGATTGTTTGTGAACAGCTCGGCGTAAGCCGATACCAGATTGGCGTTCATCCATACCTGGTTAACGAATGAATCCAGCCACAGGTATTTGCCAGTGATTGACCCATCGGCTGCGTACTGCTTCAGCGTCTTGTTCAGGCCGTAATCGCCGTAGTAGTTGTAACCATTACTTTCCAGCGCGCGAGCCTGAGACAGAGAGGTTACTTTCGGCACGATGCCGGTAAACTTGCGGAACTTGTACGACACGCGGCCTGCGGTCTGGTCAAAGTTGATGCTCGCGGCGTAGGCAAGGGCGGTCATCGCATCAAGGTAGTCGCCATAAACAGGGAATACGTTTTCATATCCAGCAGGAAGAAGCTGGTTAGGCACGAATGCGGTTGAGCTGTCAGAAATCAGCGCGTCGGCGTCTCCGTCGTGCATGGAGTAGAAATAGCGGCTCTTCTGACTGTTTACCCAGGATGCAATTTCCAGTCGCTCGGCGTCATCCAGGTCAACAATACTTGCCAGTCCAATCCAGTTCTGGTTGCTATCGACAACGGTGTTCAGCGTATCGGTCAGGCTGGTAGTCGCGTTACCTGCAGAAAGCTGTCCGCCGGTAGCTGCGGTAAGTTTCAGGCCGCGGCTCAGGGCGTTATCAGCAGCGAAGGTGACGGCTGAGTCAGCGCCAGTGGTTGCTGAAGTGATGATGAAAACGTTAGCGGTTGGGTTCCACGCAACGGTCACGCCGGTAAGAGCGGCCTGCAGGGTGGACGCAATATCGCTCTGGCTCGTTGCGGAAGAGAGGTCGATAGTCTGACTGGTCTGAGTGGTGCCATCAACCGACAAGGTCAATGTGCCAGACGGGATGGCTTTCAGCTGAGACAGCGGAACGCCTTTCTGGCTGCCGGACATCAGATAACCGGCTGCGGCAGTACCCTGAGTTCGGGTCATCAGCAGAGTGCCGGGGGTGACACTGGAGTTATCGTAGCCGTTGAAGTAAACCACTGCGGCCTGATACTCACGAGAGTCTGAGCCAAACAGAGCAGAAACTTCTGACGCCTCATAGAATGCGCGCACTGAGCCGGAGGGGACCAGCGTGCTATCCGTTAACACCAGGCCGTTAGCGTCGAGCGCATCACCGGCAGGCGATACCACGTTGGGCGTGATATTAAAGTCTTTACTTAATGGAATGGTGCTCATTTATTATCCACCTGTTCAAGAGTGATATCGGCGTGATCGAAATAATCCTGCCGGAGTGTTACCGTGATGCGCGCCTGAAGGTGCAGGGTGATAATGTACCGCTCCTGCCACTGGCTTTCCGCATTAATCATCGGTGCCTGGATTGCCTCGGACGAGTAGAGCGGTGCGAGTCTTTCATCAAGCCACTTGATTGTATCGTATCCGTAGGAACTGGCAAAGAGAGTTTCCAGTTCAATGGCACGATTACCGGCGTCAGGGCCGTATAAGTCCACCTGAATTTCTGCCTGGCGAATCTCTGTATATGACATTTGCGATGTTTCAGGGTTGCCAGTGTCGCCCTTAATGTCTCGTGTGGTTCCCAGGCGGCGGAATTTGAGCGGGGTGATAATGTTGAATGCGCCCAGCGGCATCGGAACTCGGTCGGCCTGAGCCTGCTGGCACGGGCCAAGATTAAGGCCTTCAATGAAATCCGCCACCGTGTCAATGACGTTATCTACAGTGTAATCAATAGCCATCAGTTCGGATCCGTTTGCAGGCAGACTAAAAGGCGGCACCAGCCGGTGTCCCACAGTTCAATCGGTTCGATGACAAGCCAGGTCTGACCGCGAATGATGAAGATGTCGTTACCTTTCTGCATCGTGCGGTTGACGCTGTAGAAAGCTCCGTTGATATGCACGGACTTGAACAGCCCCTGCATGTTCAGGCCGTCGACGTGCATCATGTCGCCTTTAGTCAGCGGCTGAAGCTGCAGAGCAACCTGTTCGTCAGGGTAGTAGGTCGGAACGGGCTTGCGCCCAGGCCCCATAGTCTCGCCCTGATACCGGCGCAGGGTTGCCTGTATATCAGGGTTAACCGTGGAGATGGCGCCACGGACGATTGCGTGCAGATTCATTGGAACATCCAGACGACAATTGCCGGAAATATTGCCACAAAGCAGACCACAGCGGCGCAAATGAGTAGGTCAGTAATATAGTCTGTATCTTTCATTCCGTACCATCCAGATTCCTGACTTCATAGGAAACGCTGTTAATCATGACTTTGGTATCAATCAGCGGCTTCGTTGACATATTACCACGCTCCTGGCGCTCACGGATAGTGCGCGCAGAAATGGGTGGGTCCATCAACTGAGTGATTGACGTATACACATCAGACGCAGCCAGTGCGCCTATTTGCTCCAGAACCTGCGCGACAGGGTAGCCAGCGCGAATGCCGCGCCCGATGGCATCCTTCCATTCATCCTGATGCTCTGATATGGCGTTACGGAAGAAGGGGCGGGGCGGCTGTCGTCGCTCAGGTACGCCATATTCGTTTTCGAACGCAACCTGAGAAACCTTTGTGCCATCCGGGTAGGTGGCGCCATCAATGAAGCCAACCTTGAGTTGCTTATTGGTCAGTTCTTTGGCTATCTTATTTAACCTGTCAGTAATCGTACCGGCCACGGCAGCACCTCGGTCCAGGGTAGTATTTAGCCATGCGCAGCCACTTGGTCGCCTGCCAGAATGCCAGACCGTAAGGTGAAAGCGCGTACCACGTGGCGCTGTCTGACAATGCGCCAAGTTCTGTGCTAACCGATACGCTACCTTCAGTGGCGGACGAAATCCGGCCTACAAAACCGGTACCGCCGACTTGATTGCCGCCAGCGTCCATGTACCCATAACGGATGTATGCCAGGTGAGCCATCAGCAGATAAAGCAGGCGTTCGCGCTTGGTGTACTCCTGAACCGGTGAATACTCGGTATTGTTCAGGTAGTCGGTAGCCTCATCAAACAGAAACTGCAGCTGCACGTCGGTGACGTCGCTGAACTCCGGGAACAGCTCCCTGAACTTAGGAATATCAAGCGCGACAATAGCCATTACTCGGTCTCTTTGTCTTCTTTAACGCCAGCGTCTTCAGCCTTGATTTTCTCAAAGCCGGTTTTCTGCGCCTTGCGCTCATTCGCAGCATCGCGTGCAGAGCGGCTATCTTTCTGTGCGAAAATCAGCTCGTTCACGATGGCGGGGGATTTGGCATGCGCCTTTGCGTAATCTTCCCAAACTTCAGCTGGCACATCTTCGGTGATGCCGTAGCCGCCGATAACGTTGGACTGATTAGCGCCATTCAGCGTGAACTCTTTACCTGCGCCACGAATTTTGACGCCGTTAGGGATTTTGCAGCCGATAACAACAGTTTTACCTGACATAGTGCACCTCATTGTTCGTTATAAAAAAGCCGCCCAATTGAGCGGCATTTCTTAGAGTGTATCACCAGTTTAGGCTACACGCCAAGCATACTCGACACGGCCATAGGCTGAGTAAGCACAGCGCCGTAGGTTGCGCCGGAGTACTTCTGCTTGTAGCTTGAAACCTGAGTAATCAGCGGGTGAGCGCGCAGCTTGTCGCTGTAAGCCAGGTAGCCGGTAGACTGGCCCTGAACTTCGCCAGCAATCATCTGCACCAGTTCGCCTGCGTCAGTATGGTACTGCGGCGCAACAACGAACTTCATGTTCGGGAAGGTGTCACGAACCATCTTCTCAACAGTGTTGCCGAACACTTCGTTGGCCTTTTTGAACCACACGGAAGCCTGCGGAGACATTGCCAGGGTCAGGTTAGACGCCATGTTGATGCCGTCACCCAGCACGCCGTTGGTGCGTGAAATCAGGTCTTCGTACAGCGCCAGAATATCGTTGTAGATACCCAGAACTGTTTTCTCAGACCAGAGTACCGCATTATTGTTAGCGTTCGGGTCAGGAATCGGACTGATTGACGCAGGCAGGGCAGGGTCGTTCAGGATGCCGAAGTTATCGATACCGGCAACGCCGTAGAAGTAGAACTTGTTGGCAGCCTGGTTCAGGGTGATGGCCGCTGCGCGCTGCTTCTCAGCGGCGTAAGCCAGACCGGTCAGGCCCATGCGTTCCTGCTCCAGCTCGCCGTAAGTTACCATGGTTTGGTAGCGGTAAACTGTGCGGTTCTGCCATGAGTTGGTGACCTGCACCGCGCCATCTTCGCTGTAGTCTTCATACGCAACTACGCGACCGGTGGGCTCAACGCGCTGGATCATGATGTTGTCCTGCGCCCAGGAACCCATGCGGCGCTCAGGGAACAGCTGCTCAGATACCAGGTTTGCGAAGACAGTGCGGACAACGGTCGGGTCGATGAAGCTGGACACGATTGCCGGGATACCGCCGTTCGGTGGCAGCATAGGCTGTGGGTCGGCGTCGTTAGCCAGGCTCAGCTTGTTGATGGTAGCTGGCAGGTTAACGCCTTTGGCTTTCGCCGCTGCCATGAAGGCTGAGAAATCAGCCTGGGTTAATTGAGTCATTATGCTTTGCTCCATGAGGAAATGATAATCAGGTCGCCAACAGGAGCGCCATGAGCAACGGTATAGTTAGTTTCAACGTGGCCGTCAACGGTAGCGCCAGCAGCACCGGTGGCAATGGAGCCATCAGTCACGCTTGCGAATACTTTCTGGCCAGCAGTGGCAACAGTTTTTGAGTACGCCCAGAAGTCGCCACCAACTTTCGGTGATACGCCACGACCTGCCGGAATCATCATGGATTCTGACTGATAATAACCCACAGCACCCTGCAGAACGTTCTGGATGAATCCCAGCGGGACAGAGGTAGCAGATGGCGCTACGTTGGTCACAACGATGGTTTCATCGTCGCCATCAGGAACTTCGCTGCGGAACACGAATCGACCGATACGCACGCCATTTTCTCCAGCGCGGTATGCGTCAGGGCCGCCAGATGCGGCAATAATTGGCGCTGTGCCAGCGGGCTGTGCTTCAGCACCAACACCCAGGTAAACGCCTACGGAAGTCTGAAATGCCATGATTATTCACCTTTCAGGAAAGAGGAAACGCGAGAGCGCGAATCGCTGTTAATTACGGGCACAGAGTCCTGAGCCATTTTGGTGCTCTGCAGCATTTCAACCATCGGCTTCAGAGCGGAGGAGTGCAGGGCATCAACGCCGCTCACGCCTTTGTGCTTCAGCGCCATGCGGTAGACTTCTTCTGCGGAGTCGCAGGCTACGCGGCCGATGATTGGTTCGCACATCTGCTCAGCTTCGCGCAGCTCACGGAACTGTGCGCGCATGCGCGTTTCCAGTGCATCCATTGCCAGGCGAGAATCTTTAGCCATCTTCTCATCCTTCTCGCGGTCTTTGCGCTCGCGGTCTTCACGCTCTTTCAGGCGCTCAGCTTCAGACTCATTGTCTTTTTCGGCCTGAGTCTGCTCATCGTCGGCAGTCTTCGGCTTGTCTTTTTCGCCGTCATCTTCGTCTTCGACGAGTTTGGCGACTTCTTCCTTCACTTCGTCCGGGTTAGCGTCTTTCGCCAGACGGGGCAGAATGGTGGCCCACAGCTTTTCGAGTTTAGACATTACGTCGTATCCTTTGGGTTTGGAGTCGTACACTAAAACGTCAGGGCCAGCCCGTCCGTCTGGAACAATGGCGACATGGTTGCACACAATATCGCGCATCACGCCATCATATTCCTCGCCATTATACACACCCGGCGTCATATCTGCACGGTAGCGATAGGATGAGGAAATTTCACGCTGTTGACCGGATTCAATGCCAGCGATAGCTGATGAATCCCATACAACCATGGAGTCCTGCAGGTAGGTGCCGTCGAAGTTCGCCCCCTCGCCGGTAGAGCCGATAATGGCATCTTTCGGTGGCGCTGAGGCCAGTACTGGGAGGTGGGTGTTCAGCACGGGCTTGTTGTTGAAGGTTGGCGCTGCTTTGGCTAATTCTTCCGGGCAACGCAGCATGCGATAGCCTTTGTTAGTCTCAAGGCCCATCTCTTCACTGCCGGGGATTTCTTTGCCGTAGTAGATGCAGACGTTAGCCTTGCTGATTGGCGTCATTGAAACGTGAAGCAGCCCATCAACGTCAACGCGACGCACGCTTGCGCGGTCGAAAGCAAGAACGCTTTGCACTTCAGCGCCGGTTTTATCCTTTGGGTTGGCAGCGATGGTCATTAGTTGCACATGCCTTAGCAATCAGAATTATCAGCATTATGCAACGGGTGGAAAGATAACGCAACAGGAAGCGAGAAAAGCGCCCGAAGGCGCTTAGTGTATTGACTGGAATATTTTCACCACACCCCGAACCAGATTCCGGTTCCGTGAACCACGGCCACAGGGAAGAACAGCGCGCCGGCGATAAGAAAGCCCCAGTCCGAGTCTTTCAGGCATTCAAAAACATGCGTAAACCATGAAAGAACAATCCACAAAACAGAAGAGCAAATCAGCCCCACAACTACATCATCCTTATTAATCTTCATTTTTAAACCCCACAATTTCAAAATTACCACTGATATAAGTTACTACGTCATCCCCGGCATCATCCTTTTCTATCCACAGCTCATCATCACGCATTACCGGATACCCACTGGAATCAATTTCTCCCTTTTCTGGAATATAGCCTTCATAAACTTTCCCTTCAGTCATGTCTCTGAGCACGTAGTTGAGCGCATTAGGCAATAACTTTACTAACACTTTCTTACCCATTTCTTCACCCTCAATTGTTTTGATGAACTAACTATATCTGATTTGAGATTTATTGTTTAGCAAAAAGTGCTATAAAGCAAAAACCCGCCGGAGCGGGTTTGTTTCACTGGTCACGGTACATCATTTATGCTGACAGGCAGCGGCTGGATTTGCGCGCTTGGATTATCCACGCCTTCGATAAACTCCCAAGTAAAGTGGGAAACATTGCTCTTGTGAATGCAGAGAGATTTCTCCTGGCCCATCACTCGCAAAAATCCTTCATCATCGAATTCTGGGGATAGGTATGCGTTAAGTGTTACTTCGCTACCTTCACGTGTTTTTACGTACACCTTGAGGCGGTCGCTTTTTGCTGCTGGGTTAAGTTTCATATTTTCATCTCTTTGGTTGTTGAGATTAAATAGTAATCCCAATCAGGACAAAAAGCAATCAGAATTTCAGGATTGGACGCCAGCTGCAAGAGCAATTTGGTAGCTGACCTGGCATTACCCACTCTCCGTCCAGATACGCACCTTTGGACAAATCAAACTCCAGCCTGTCAGCGCCTGCCTTAACATGGCTGTGGCGCGGGTTGGCCTGCCCCGCGCTGTGAATCCATTCACCATGCGTGATACCTGCAGCCTGCTGCCTGACAGCGGAGAGGGCACTTGTTGCCTTGCGCACCTGGTCACGCGCAATGAACTCAGCCCTGCGGCGAGTGATACCTTCGCGCTTACTGAATCCCTGCATCAGCTCATCGGTCAGCATCTTGCGGTCTCCGCCCCTGGCTACGGCGCGATAAACCATGCCTTCCACCTCAGTAAAGTATTTCTCCGGGATGGATTTAATCAGGCTGACGTTCTCCGCGATAATAGCCTCCTGACGCTCGCTCATGGCTTCTGTCCACTGCATCTGAATGGTCATGCCTTCCTTGCGCGCGGAGGACTTCAGATTGCGATCTACGGCCTCTGATGTGCGGTCAACTAATCCATCGCTCAGGCTGGATGCGATATCAAGGAACCGTGACATCCACTTATTCACCAGGCCGCGAATGGCATCCCGGAAAATCCGCACAGGACTGGCATCTTCTGCCATCTTAACAGGCTGTGGGTTGGCGACTGGGTTGCTCTCAAATATCGCCCGAACTTCGGTGCGCACATCCCTGTTCATCGCGCGAATCTCTCGCAGCAGGACAGAGCGATACCATGCAATGTCTCCTGCGTTGTAGTTGACCGGGCGGAAGGTGCGCTGGCGTTTACGGCTCATTCATGCCTCTCAGAATCGTACTCTTCGACTATCAAGCCCTGCTGGCGTAGGTGGTTTATGCAATCACGAATGCCGTCATTTTTTCCAAGCATGTATGCATCACGATCTAACTTCCCATTACCTTTTGAGGTAACCTTATCGACTATTTCTTCGCGTCGGAACATTGGTGGGACGTAGATTACTTTACTCATCAGTCAAATCCTCCTTTTGCATTATCCACTCACGAAATGCTTCAGCATCCTTCATGGCCCAGTCCGTCACTTCAATATAATCATCATTCTCCATTCTCATTATCCTCTTCTGGCTCAGGCTCATAACCCTCTGGCAGATTCTCAAAACCCGCACCTTCGATTTCCTTGAGCGCATCGCGGCCCTCCTCGGAGCTGATAAGCATGGAGTCACCAGCTACGGCAACGGTCTCTACGCGAATCTTGATAATCTCCGCGCGCTCTTTCTCAGACAGCTCGTTCATCGGACGGAACTCGAAGTAGATATCCGCTTTGATTTCGCCAAATTCGGAGAGCTGGATAATCTTGAAGATAGTTTCCAGCTTGCGGCGGATATCGCGCTCCTGCATGCCTGAAATGGTTTCGTGCCATGTCTCAAGCTCTGAATCCCCTGAAGCGTTAAGCCCTGCAGGTGCGTTACCCAGGAGCTTCAGGTTGGTCACGCGGGCCGGAATACAGAGCTGGTCCTGGTAGTTGGACAGCAGGTTTGACAGGTCACTCAGGGCCGTCTGGTGCTGACTGTACTCCTCGCTATCCTTGTTGAGCGCCAGTACGCCAAAGTTATCCCTGTACTGCGTCAGGAACTTAATGCGGGCATCGAACTGACCCGGCTCAGCCATGCGTGCATCCATATCCGTCATCAGGATAGGCAATCGCAGCGTTTCTACCAGCTTGGTGACATTTCGCTTCATGTCGCGCCAGTCACGCACGTAATCTTCCATCAGCTGAACAAGAGACAGGCCGCCGAAGTTGTACGACGGCTTTAGAATCTGCATGACGGGACGTGACACCATGTCAATCAGGCGTGACTCATGAACCGTCTGGCCCATGACGAACCACTGCTGCGGCTTGTAGAAGTCAGCCTTGAGCGGGTGGAGCGTGTTATACAGTGCCGGGTAAATCCAGGTGGGGTCTACGACGCGGAAACCCTTGAGCGAACCTTTCTTGATGGAGCGCGGGTCGAGAACCAGCGGATTGGCCAGCTCAGCATCACTGGCACCCACGTCAACGAAGGTATGCGCAATGCCGAACGTCGCATCCTGCACGACGGCATCATGGATAAGGCGCTTGATATCGTACTTCTCAAGCAGGTCTTCCATCGCGTCAACGTCAGGGTCGCCAGCCTTGCGGGACTTGACCTCAATCCAGTTCCTGACCATCTCATCAGCCAGCACCTGAATCATGTTGCTGTACTCAACCTGCTGCGCCATCTGGGCAAGCAGGGGGTAACCACGAAAGCCGGTGTAGTCGCAACCGAAGTGCATCTGGTTGATGATATCGTACGGAGTGGAGTCCATGGCGAGCACCGCTTCTTCACGGCCTTTGGGGATTACGCCAGGCAGCGGCTCGTATCGCTGATGCATGAACTTCGGCGCTTCCGGGTCGGCAGATGCCCGCTCAAGGTGCGCCTGTGTGATTCGGGCAGGCTTCTTCGGCTCTGCTGGCTGGCGTTTATTTGTCATTTCAGCATATTTTCCGGTATATGGAACGGCTTGTGAATCGGTGCAAATGCCATGATAAAGGAATCCGCGATGTTAGGCGACTTGATATCGCGCTTAGCAAGGTCTTTCTTGCTTTCGACCTTCACGCGACCCACATTGTCGAAGTCACGCATCGGTATGGCCAGCTCATACTTGAGCTTCTCCAGGTTTGGGCAGTCGCTGCTGATGCTGATGAGGTCATCAACCTTATACGATGGCGGAGTCTCGCCATTCTTTATTGCGGTAACCACCTGATAAGTAAGCCGCAGACGATCGGCCACACCCCACCATGCCTGGGCTTTTAGGTTCGCAAAGAAATCCTTGTTGGTGATTTTAGGCTGGTAGTACTTATCCGGGAACATTACAGCCGCGCCCGCGTTGAACTTGTGATGCCGACGGAACCCCAGCTCGTTGAACTTGGCACCTGCAGCAGCACCCACACCGATGGAGTCATAGATAACCTCAGCATCACGCTCCTGTGCCAGGTGGTGAGCTTTGGTGCAGCTCCACAGCAACTTATCCTCGCCAGCCGACCACTCCTCAGTGAAGTGGCACACGTTACCTTTAACGTGCGTCACAGCGCACATATCCTGACCGCTGTCAGCGATATCGAAGCCCATACGCGAGCGGCCTGCATCTCCGAACCCGATAGTCTTGTGCGCATCGATAGCTGCCAGAATCCAGGATGTTTTGATTACGCTCTCATCATCATCGGTGCGCGGCACGCCAAGGTAGATGTGGTCGAACGTCTCCGGATTCTTGTTCTGATGGTTTTCGATAACGTCCATCATAGTACCAGAGAGGAACGGGTTCTCGTTGAAGTTTATGTGCCGCACAAGCGTGTTGGCTGGTGGGTCCACGACGAAGTGCCTCCAGACAAAGTCCGATACCAGAGATGGGTTGAAGAGCAGCCAGCACTCAGACCCTTCCTTACGGATTGTTGGCTCAAGCGCCTCCCACTGCGCCTCGGTAAGAGCGTGACTCTCTTCGCTCCACAGGATGTCAATGGACTCAATTGACTTAATCTCACTGATGTGACGCCACAGGCCATAGAACATGAATTCACTGCCAGTGCGCTTGTGGATAATCTTGTTGTCCAGGATTCGGAATTCACCGGTCAGGCCGAAGCGCTCAATCTGAATCTTTAGCAGGGCGTAGACCGACTCTTCAATCTTATTCTGAATCTGTCGGACGCACAGGAATCGAAGTTTATACTTCTGAGCCAGGAAGATAGCCATGCCGGCAGCGTCCCAGCTTTTTGAACTGGCACGGCCGCCGTACAGGATTTTATTACGAGCCCTGGTGGTCCAGAATGGTCGCAGGGCGGGGTTTAGGGTGGCTGTCATTCTTCATCATGCCCATAGATATCAACGACTTCTCCGCAGCATGGGCACTTTTGATCGTTTTCCTGAAACCTGAAGAGCGGGGTAATTTTATGGCAATTCCAGCATTCAACCATCACTCATCCCCTTGCTTATAAAAATCATCCAGCCCCTTCGGCTCAACGGTAATGCCACCGCTAATCTCGGTATGCTGCTTGAAAGCCTGCACGTTGACGTGATTGCCGAGCAGCTCAAGGTTTTTCACCTTGTCAGGCCACTTGATTTTCTTCAGCAGGCCTGCAGCTCCCTCAGAGGTATTAATCTCAGAGACGTCCATGCCGGAAAGTGTTGTACGCCAGACTTTAGGCCACTCACGCACCGGCTTAAGCTCACCATTCTCTGCCAGGATGTCCATCACATCCATCTGGTCGATTTCTGAGAGCCTGCGCAGAACATAATCTGCATCAATCTTGGTTCTTTCGGAACGTTCCAATTTTAACTCGCTAATTCTTTCCAGGATGTTAGCATCCGTCAACAATCTAGAACCCTGAGAGCGGGCTGTCTTTTCGCTGTACCCACAGCGTATTGCGGCCTGACTTGCGTTTAAATCCTTAACGAATTCATTAGCAAACATCTCATGCCGCTCGTTAGCTAAGGCAGGCATAATTAATCTCTCTGCGCAATAATATCTGAATTCAGTCTATCACTACGCAGAGGCAGGGGCAAGGATGCCAGAGCGTTTCGTGCCCGGCGCTGGTGATTTACGGGATTAGGTAGTTGAGGAAAAAAACGCCCTCACGAGGAGGGCTAAAAACACAGCAGTGCAGGGTGATGAGTGGAGAGTGTGGATTGACAGTTGAGGGTGACTATCGTGATGACACCTCGGAAGGTGCCATGATGTTAATCACTATCAGGATTCCGGATTACGCTATCACAGCGTTACCCGGATTTACAGCGATTTGTTTTGCCAGTGGCGGTTTTAACGTTCCGCCAAACTCCCATTCTTCACCTCTGCAGAGCCGGTAAGGTTATGAGCCGCCGGTTACATCGTTGCGCCCTGGTCGCTATGTCATCCCAGCCATTTGAGTTGGTGACTCATCCTGCGCCAACAGGAGGTAGCCGGTTTGCATACTGGTAAAACGTGTTGTGATGGCCGGTGCTGAACTCCGGATTGTCGGGTAATGGGCTTGCCGACGAAGTCCCCAGGTTTATCAACCTCGCGCATCAGCCTGCGCACTTCATCACAACGGTTAAGAGCACTGCATCCACAGCTTTGTTTTTCGCCTACACAATGCTCTTACCTGTTGTGCCGAACTTAATCGGCCATCCATCCGAAATCAATTACCACGAACTTGCCATCGTGCGACTTAATCTTGCATGTTCCTTTGCTGACGTCGTGCACTTTACGCTGGAGTGATGCCAGCAGGCAGGGCAACGTGTCGATGTGCTGCCATGCCATATGGTCCGGACTTTCCTTTGCTGCCTGAACCATTTCTCTTGCGTGCTGTGTGCAGTTCATTGTTGCCCTGTTGCTGTTGCGTCCTGATGAAATGATTATCCGATAAGGGACGATGTTTGTAAATAGCTGAGATGAGATTTATTTGCCATGGGTGGTGCGTAATTTTACTTCTCCCCCCCCCCAGACTACCCCCATAGCGACCTGCGGGGAGGTTCCTACCCGCACCTAAACCCATGATTGAAATGATAAATTGCCATTTCGGGGGCGTGCGGGTACCCCCTTAGTATGTGTATGAATAAAAATAACCGAGAATTACTGTTCATATGTACAGTGAAATTGATAGTAAGTAAGTAATTAATAGTACCCCCCCACATATATTATTATTATCTATTTTTACTAATTAAATACTGATTTATAAGGATTTTATTGTGGGGGTGGTGACCTACCCGCAGACGCCCCGTGGGGGGGAGTTTTTGGCACAAATTTGAACATCGAAGAGAGAGGAAATAGGCCTTCCTTTGTGGGGTTTTTTGGTGTAATCTGGGTGCATAACTGAGATGGAGGTAAAGATGATTGGTCATGGCTCGTTTGCAAAGAAGAAGATTAAATTTAGTTCAGGCGTTGACTTCGTTAAACGCAGGGGCAAGTACCGGGCGCGCGTGGTGTGGCAGAAAAAGCGCTATGAACTGGGATACTTCGATACTGAAAAGATGGCTGCCGATGAAGTTGCCAGGGCAAAGCTGTGGATTTCAGGATTTCCGAACCGCGATTTCGCAAAGGAATTTGAATAATGGCATCTGTCAAACTTCAGGACGTATACAGCTACGCCACTAACACTGGCAAGTCAGCAGTAGCTGCGGCGATTGATATGGGCTACCACAATCTGATGGATATAAACCTCTGGCCTGAGCCTCAGGCTGGCGAGTTCATTCAGAATGAAATAGAGCCAAAAGAAATTATATCAATGGAGGGTGGGCGCTCGGATTTGCTGTCAAGATGCGCTCGGGATGTTGCGCGCTCAGTGCAGTTCCCTGTCAGCACTGCGTTCCTGCATGGCATGGGAATTATCGCAACCGCGATGACACCATTCTTCCGATACCGCTATTTTGACTCAGTAAAGCATTGTAACTTATACATAATTACCAGCCAACCAACTGGCGCTGGGAAATCTGCCATGAATGACTACTTCTACAAGCCGGTTGAGGTGGAGTATGAAAGGGTATCGAAAGAGAACGCCAGAGATCGTCGCAGATGCATACTTCAGATAGAGCAATACGAGGAGCAGCTAAAAACAGCAAAAAGAATTGATGAAATACTGGCCCTGGAAACGAGCATTCAGAACGAGCAGGAAAAGATGCGCGCTTTCCCAAAATATACGTATACCTGGACGGATGTTACTCCTGAGGCTTTGGAAGCGTGCGCTGCTAAACAAGACGGAATTTTTAACCTGGTCAGTGATGAGGCAACGGTAATTAACTCACTACTTGGTGACATGTACTCAGACCGGGTGAAAAATAACGAACTCCTTCTTAAAGGCTGGGATGGCGACCTGGTATCCTCTGCCCGCGTGACGCGAAAGGGTTACTACGGAACGCCGAACGGAAACGTTGTGGTTTGCGCTCAGGATGAGACCATCAGAGCCATCCTCCTGGCTGGTGAGCGCGGTAACGGTATCTGCCAGCGATTCCTGCTGCACCGAGAGCCAAACCTTATGGGCCGCCGAAAGTTTGGACGGGGCGTATACAAGCCAACAAGCAAAGAAATCAAGGCTGAGTATTGCCGGCTCATTCACGCCATCACAAAAGAAAAGGAGGTCACGCTCGACTTCTCTGATGATGCGATGGATGTTATTTACAACGTAAAGAGCCGCTATGAGTCAACAATATCCGATAACGGGAAGAACAGCCAGGAGATGATCCGTGGCGTCGTGGCAAAGATTGACAAGCAGATCATGAAAATCAGCTGCATCCTTCACGTCATGAATAACTGGGGTGACAAGGGTAAGCGCCTTACCGTCATTGATGCCGATACAGTGAGCTGGGCTTACGCAATTTATGATGCACTGATTGATTCCTTCATCAACTCAGCCAGCTCTCAGGGATATGTTGGAAAGAGCGTTGAGGTGGAGAAGGTTAAAGATAAGCTCTCAGCTCTGGCAACAAAGGGAATTTATACAATCAGTATGCGAAAGCTGCGTGACAACCTGAAAGGAGTCCACCCTTTCAAGGGTCACACCAATCTGGGTCAGCACCTTAAGGATGTCGTCATTCCCGAGCTGGAGGCATCAGGGTGGGCGCATATGAACGCCAATGACCTGTTAATCAACCCAAGACTTAAATGGTGATGAGATGGCGAGTATTTATTTTGCAGAGCTGGGGAATAACTGGGGATATACGTTTGGCGAGAAGCCTGAGCGTGCTTTCTACAGCCTTTACGATGAAGGCGGGGTTTTTGGATACGAGAGGGAATTTCCTACTGACGTGTCATTTGAAAAGTGGAGCCGCGGTATGTGTCTGACTCACAAGCCTCACTACAGGCAGTGTTATTGTGCTACCTCTCAGGAAGTCATGTGGGGTGGTCTGATTCTGCACTGCACCGGCTTTGGCAGGGCAAAGCTGAAGGCCATAAAAAACCTTGAATCTTGTTTTAATCGCGCAAACGATGACCTGGAAAAGTTGTCACCAAAGGTGGTTAAAGCCCACAATTAGCACAAATAGCTAAACATCATCGCAAGGGATTGCGTACTATCTCAAAACAGACAACAGAGGGTGAGAAATGAAAAAACTAACAGCTGAACGCTGCAAAAGGCAGATCGAAGAATGGCAGCGCATGATGAGCGTTTCAGATGTCGCCGTCATGGTCGAGTTAAACCTGCAGGCTTATTTGATTGCACTCCCCATACTGGAGCAGCAGGAGCGGGGAGAGCCAGCATGGATAGAGTGGAGTGGAAAAGGAAAGCCGGCAGAAGCCAACCCAAAAATGATTGAAGTTAAGTTTAGGGATGGTGATACGGCTACAGAAATTGCAAGCCTTTGGCGTTGGTCGCATCACGAAAATGATTCCGACATCATCGCCTATCGAGTGGTTGAGCAGGAACGCGAGCGAGGAGAGTAATCATATGAACAAAAACGTTTATCACGAAATTATCCTGAACATAATGCGTCGGGAAAGGCAGGCTTACTGGGAAAGAAGCAACGGTAAGTATCCGCACAGAATGCCGACTTTCTACATCAAAATGCTATGCAATAAGGAAAGTGCTCTGGAAGCTACCGGCCCGGACATGTTCAGGGCAATGAAAGACCTGTGCAAGCAAGGTTATGTCATAAAGCACCCGGATAGTCGGATTGGGCAAGCTTACTGGCAACTGACCGAAAAGGCGGACGCATGAGCCATGATCGTCATTACCGCTGTGACCGTTGCGGCGTGAAGAAGCCACCTGAGAGATACCTGGAAGGGCAGGCACGGTGGAACAAGTGGTGCCTTCGATGCGAGGCATCTCCAGTTGGTCAATTCCCAATCCCGGAAACAGATGAACACCGGAGAAAATAATGAACAACGAACCCCCCCATAGAGGAACAAATGATTAGCGAACTACAGAAAGCATTTGAATCACGCGCCTCAGAGCTAGGCTACAGCATCCGCAAGTCGGAGTCTGGCGATTACATTTACAAGCCTACCGGTAAGCTGTGGGGATGGTATCAGGCTGGGGCACATAGCGTGCTAGAGTATACGGATGCTAATTTTGACATGGTGGGTCACGAAATCGAAATGGCGCAGATTAGAAGCTATAACCAGGCTTATGAGGGTTGAAAATGAAACTTAAAGTATCAAAAGCAATGCTTGAGTCATCATTGATTTTTTCGGCAAAGAACGACGCTCGTTATTACCTGAGCGGGTTGTGCTTTAAGCCTGGAGGAGTGTTCGCATCGACTGACGGTCATCGTCTTTTTTTTGGTCAGCACAAAAATGACAATGAGGATGAAATTATCGTAAGTAATATCAAGTCACCAACAAAAAAATACCATGAGGCTATTTTTGATACTGATTCTGGTATTGTGGAATTTAACGATGAGATTGGGATTAGAGTTGGCTTGGCAATCTTCAGCGTGGTTGACGGAAGGTTTCCGGATGTTGAGCGCATATTGCCAAAGAGCTTCCAGCCTGTTGATGCTATTGCATTCAATGCGGGGCACCTGGCAAGCATTGAGAAGGCGGCGAAGTTTTTCAACAGTCGCTGGCATAGCGTGAAAATACAGTTCAGCGGCGCATCGAGCGCGTCGGTGTGTGAGCTAAGGAGCCCTGATGGAGAAGTTAGCAAGGTAGTTATCATGCCGATGCGGTTAAATTAAAACAAAGCCCCATTACGGGGCTTTTTTATTGCCATCAGCGATGTAGCCACCTTTTTTTAACTGCCTGATGTAGTCCTGCAGGTAGCGTATCTTGGCCTGGTCTTCGGTTATTCCGGTTCGGATATCGTAAACAGTTGCTCCAGCTTCTGCAGTGAGTCCGAGTGAGGCTGCATTGACCACGCTGCCGGCGCTGGCGGTATTGCCTGAGGGGCGCTGACAGTCTGCAAGTTTTGACTGCGCGATGAGCACCCGGCGCTTGCCAGCAGCAACATCGTTACGCAGAGCTGCATTGTCTTTCTGAGCATTTTGCAAGTCCTGAATTGATTGTGAGTCTAAATCTGCCAGGCGAGACTGCAGGTCATTTACCCGCTGCGTGGCGAGAGTCATTTCTTTTGCTGCTGATTCTGATAATGCGCGGCGCTCATCTGCATATGTCGATTTTAACCGCTCTGTTTCGGCCTGTGCGTGGTTATTTGTGATAAACCATCCGGTAGCAGCGCCGAAGCAGAAAAACGCCGCATAGGGCCATACAGCGCTAATTACGGCTTTCATCTTTCACCTCTCCTGACTGGCTTGCATCTTCTACTTTCTGCTCAAGCCTGACCTGCTTGACACGCATGCCGTGCATCTTGCCGAGCATGGCCATCACCAGGATCGAAAAGCTGATGGCCTTGACGTAGAGGGGAGGGATGGCGCTCTTGAGGTCTTCCGGCATCATGTTCCAGACCTGCATCAAAGCGTCTGGCCAGAACTGCAAGGCGGTGCAGACTGACATCCAGATGCCGATTAGCCAGTTACTGATTTTCTTCATAGCTTGCCACCGAACTTAACGAAGGCGTCGCGCATCTTCGTATGATAGGCGTTTGCGGAGAATCCGGCTCCGTTGTAGAGCCTGGCGACAGTTTCCCAGTCATTGCGCTTCAGGGCTGCCACGATGTTAGGGTTAACCTTCAGGAAGCGAATAACCAGCTCCAGCTGCCCCTGGTCCGAATAAGCCGCGTTAACAAGTGCCTGAACGCTGTCATAACCCAGCAGCTTCCAGTGGAAACCCATTACCTGAAAAGCGCCCCAGCTGCAGGATTCCAGTGCTGACTTGCGGTCTATTGCCACGGCACGCTGAAGTTTCGGGTGCTGCGCTGAAAGCTTGCCGTACCCTCCCGGCGTTTTATTGCAGATGTCAGGGTCGGTTTTCGATACCGTGTCGGCAAATGCCTTGCCCTTGTTGGTAGTGAGCTGGCGATAGAAGATGTGGCGTTCAAAAAGGATTTTAACCTCGCCAGTCGGCAGGAAACCATCGCCACTGGATTCAACTTCGGCAAAAGCCTTAATATGAGGAACGGTTACGCCAAGCGAATCTGCGGCGCGCTGGTAGTCTTTTTCTGTAAGCATGATTACCTCATTCGTGTCGGCGGTCAATGTCAGGCAAGGTAGTTTCGCGCCTGATGGTTTCGGTGATTTCCCTGATGACTTCCGGGGCGTTATCGACGTTCTGAAGGGATCCGCTTTGCCTGGCAAGAAGTGAGACTATGGCGTCAGACATTAAGCGATGCTGTTCTGTTCTCTGCCGGTCAAGTCGTGACATTTCATCATCACGTCGCTTGCGTGAGCGATAGGTGAGCCACGCGAAAAACAGGCCGCCGAAAGTGCCAATGATAAATATAACGTTGTGCGGATTAAGAAGGGTGCCGACGCCACTGAGGACGCTGGTTGCTCCGCTGGTATAGGTCGATACGGGGGAGTGTATGATATCCGCCACACGCTGACCTACGATGTCGGATAGCCTCATCCGCAATTCTCCGGTCTGAAAAGTAAAGTTTAATTAACAGATGGAGGGTATCACGGAAGGGTATTTTTACGCCAGAAAATGCTTGAAGAAAAGCCCGCGATGTGCGGGCTATGAGTATTTTTGCAGTATCTCGTTAATCCTGAACCTGACGTCCATGTCAACCACATTTCCGTATGACTCCTGCAGTATATTAACCACATCATCAGGAAGTCGCTGAGTGTTGGCATAGAAAACAACGTCGTCGGGGTTGTTCTTCTCCATCCTGAGGGCGACAAAATCCGCATCGCCGTTAAGCATGTCTGATAGCTGCTTTCGTGCTACGTAGGCGGTCATTGCTCGGTCTGGCATGCGTCATCCCCGGCTTAATGAATTTACCTTAACTCTATACGTTTTTCGTGATGACGATATCGGTTAATTCCTAATCGGATTAATCTGCATTACTGGCAAGAAGGACGATTATCCCAATGACTGTGATTAGCTGCAGAATGATTAGCGTTTCGTTGCTGAAGTTCACTGCGCTGCTCCATAAAAGACTTGCCAGTGTGCTTGCGGGTGAATCGGGTGACTGCCGCAACACTCATGCCAACCACGTTAGCAGCTTCCTGCAGGCTGGTGGAGTCATCCTCAATCATATCGGTCAGGATTGAGAGGCGCCTTTTCAGAACGTACTTTCCAATAGAATGCTGACCTGCGTGGAAAAGGCAGTTCCGCAGTGAATCCTGATGCCATCCCATTTTTTTGCATATTTTGCCAGGAAGGAACAGGCCTTCAGCCATGCAATAGTCTATCCCTTGCTCGATTTCATCCAGTGTTATGTATGTGTTTTTACCGATATTTATTTTAAGTTCGCTTATCATCGCTTCACCTCTTTGCTTTGCTTAATAACGTCTTTGGTGGTCAGGTTGCCGACAACGCCAGGAATTACCCTGTGCAGCTCCGGCGATAACTCATGCAGTACGCTAACCTCACCACCAGCATGAATCTCGATGTCTTTGATGGCATCCTTGCCAAAGCAGCGCACAATGGCGCTGATACCTTCGGTTAATCCCGCTGAGTCTGCATGCTGGCGGACGGCTATGGGGCCCTGGTTGATTTTCATTGTAGTGTCTCCGGCAGTACATCACCTTTCCATAACTTGAAGCACACTTTAGCATCTTAGTTTTCTACGCAATTCTCACAAGCACAGCCAATAGTTTCACCTTGCCTGAACTTTAGTTTCTGCTTTGTAACTTGGTAGTAACATTCATTGAATCCAATTTCAGCGCCGCATTTGTAGCAAACTTTCATCAGAATTGCCCCCAAAATTCAACATTCTTCCCATCAACCTGCATGGCGCCCGCCAGGTATGAGTTTGCCTCATTAAATGCCCTCTCCGACTTCTGCTCCTGACCCAGCCAGTTGAAGATGACTGCACGCTGCGCATGGCGACGAGCTTCGTTCATGTGCTTTTTATCAACGGCGTACTCTTTATGATTAAAGCGCACGCTCAGCTGTAATGGTGACTTAGCTGCAGGGTAAAGACCGCATTCAGCGTTGTTCCAGTATTTTTTTCGCATTTCTTCGATAGTTTTCATTTTCGCACCCTCTTGTTGTCCTGAAAAATATAATACCCGCACTAGGCGGGTATGGTTATGCATATTGTGCTATTTTGATTGCTGCTCAATGCTGCAGAGTATGGCGGCGCGGCAGGCGTTCCAGCCATCTCGCCAGTCGTCGAAATCGTTATTTATACGTTCTGCATCCGGCACCAGATTCCACACTTCGTGAGCCTTACGCAGCGCCAGCAGCTCCTTAGCCATTGCCATCACGGTTTCTTCATGCGCTATGCCATTCTTGACGGCCAGTTCCAGCCGCTCATTGCTGATTTCATTGCTCATTGCTGCCCTCCGGTGGTGAAGGCGGTGGCATCCAGTGGGTGATAGTCCCGCATGGGGCATCAGAGTAGTGGTAGAACCATTTAATGCCTTCTCGATAGCATTCAATGACATTTCCTGTATTTGGCTGCCACCCAAATACAGACTGGCGATGCAGAGGCATCATCTCGATGCACTTAATCCACCCCTCCGCCACCCGAGGCACCGGCGCAGGCGGGGAGGTGTACACCGGGAAGTGGCTAGGCGAATTGGAGTACATCTCCTTACCCTCTTCGCCACCTGTGCATACTGCTTGCTTATATTCGTGCCAAACGTGCTTCTGTATATATCCAACAGGATTAGCAGTCAGCGCCGCGAGGGAGATTTCTACAGCTTTGTAAAGCGCAGGAGATTCCGAAATTTCTGGCTTCAAAATCTCCAGCGCATCAATAAGCGCCTGCCGCCGCTCCTCAGTCATAGCCGGGAAATTATTCATGGCTGCCATCCTCTGCATTGTCCCACTCAACCCAGGCGTTTTCCCCGTCAGCATCGATTTCTCCGGCATGACCGCATGCTGCACATTGAGCTACGTCACCAGAGTTAAGTAAGCTAATTGTTCTATATCCATTCCCTGAAACAATTGCAGTTTTGCCACCACATTTTGGACAATCATCCAGCCATTCAACTGAAACTGTAGAATTAATAACAGCCATCACACACCATCCTTACCAGCATTGCCGGCGCGGATATGGATGGACTTCTGCCGAATTTCACGGGCAAGTGAGCCACAACCAACCCACCTATCAATTTCAGCGGCTGCCATATCTAGGCCTTCCGCCCGCACCGCGTTCAGGTAAGCTTCAGTGGCTGGAATCTTCATTACCGCCAAGCTGCGGATAATTTTCTGAACGCTTTTCGGGCAGCCATCGTAATCATCATCTGTAATGAACACACACTCATCATGGATGGATTCCACAACCGACATTTCCGCCACCACCTGATTAATCCTGCTCACCAGTTCCATCACTCCCGCCTGCACCGTATCAGCTTCAATCCCTGCTGATTTAAGGATGTTATTGGTGGCGGTGAGTTTCTGTTGTAGGTTGGCAATCTGCATATCTCGCCAGCCAAGCTCGGCAGCAATGTCGGACTTACTGTGCAGCTTCTCGCGCGTCATGTGGTCAACGTGACGGCAGTAGTAGTTACCCGCACTATCCATTGCCATCAAATCGCGATCGCCATAAATTTTTTCGCTCATATCTTTGCCCCTATTCAATGCCAGCCTTTCGACTGGCGATATTAGTTAGTAAATTACCATTGAACAGCAAGGCCAGCGCCGACCGTCCACTTCTGCTGAGAGTCACCAGCTACTGAAACTTTACCGATGACTGAATCAGTCAGCTGGGAAGAGAAACCCACCGCCACCGCCTGTTCATTTCCGCGCTGGCCTACGCCTACACCGGCAGAGAAACGCGCGCCGCCATTAACCTGGGGAATATTCGACATCGCCGCCACTCCTGCAATGCCTGCGTTAGCACTGCGCTTGTTATCATCAATGCGCTTGTCGATATCAGCGAAGCGTGATGATGTGCTGCGCTCCAGTTCCCCCAGGCGCTGATCATGGTTGTCCAGGGTTCGGCTGTGCTCTGCGACTTTTTCATTGGTGTTGCGGATGGCCTGCGCATTGGTAGCTGCGTTGCTCAGTGCTGCATCTGAGCGAGATATAGCATAGTCTCCGGTTGACTGCGCGACGCTGATACCTGCTGCCAGTTTTACGTTAGCTTCTGCGCGAGCCTGTGATTCTGCCGTGATGGCGGCCGTATTCACTGCGTCGCGGTCGATGCTCTGCTGGCGGTCAGATTCAGCCTGAGCGTTAGTTTCGCGGATAGCGCTTTCGTTCGCGTCGGCACGAACTTCTAAATTGCCAGCGCGGTCATTTGCAGTCTGCGCGGCGGCCTGAGTGTCACGAATTGCAGACTCTGAGGCGTCAGCTCTAACTTCCAGATTGCTGGCGCGTTCGTTCGCTGTTTGCGCTGATGACTGCACCGCGTTAATGTGGCCGTCCTGACCGGCGTCGCGCTCAACCTGGCTCTCGAGATTTCCGGCAATCTGCGCCTGCAGTGCTGCGTCACCTTTAGCGCGGTCTGCGTCGGCGCGAGCAACCTTCGCGTCAGTGTGCGCCACCGAAGTCTGATATGCCGAAGTGGCCTTTTTATCAGCATATGACTTGAGGTCAGAAGTCTGCTTCGCGTCAGTCGCAGCCTGATTAGTGACAGCGTCAGCCAGCGCTTTATCCTGTCGCTGCTGGTCGGCGGTGAACACAGATTTTTCCAGCTTCTGCCCCTGAAGCTTAGCGATGTTGGCGCGGTCTTCCAGCCCCCAAGTCTCCGAGTACTTGCCGAGAGTATTGACGTGGACCTGATGCAGGCCTGCGCGCAGGTCGTCAAGCTGCTGCTGAACGCTGGTTGCCGATGCTGCGCCAGATGCCATCATTACTGCTACTGCGATAACTGTTGCTTTCATTTTTAATCACCCTTTCGCTGTCGGAGCGACATGCTCCGTTGATGTGTAATATATCTGATTTAGGATTAACTGTTTAACAAAAAATGCTATCTGTACCGATGGAATCCCAGCACGTAATCCAGCGTCCTGACGATGCCATAACCTGACAGCACCATGCCGAGCATCAGCACAGATGCCAGTGCCGCATCATCGGTACGGCTATACCAGATTGCTGACAGCGTGAATCCGCAGCTGCAGGCTATGACTGATGCCACGTATGCGAGGTTTATCATTTTCCCATCTCCACGTATTGCTTCAGGTCGCGCAGGATAAGTGAGTATCGCTTGGCAAGTTCTGGCTCTGGCAAATACTCATCCTCAATAGACATATCGAGGTCTTTGCTGAACTCCCATGCTGATGTGTCATCCATACCTGCGCCAGAGGTGAGAGCATGCGCAATCATGCCGCGAGTGATAAACACATCCAGATTGTTCGCCATAATTTCTCCTGCCTGCTGAATGTACGCGCTAGCGTAGCGACCTTCGGTGTCTTTGCGAGCCTGCTGAATGAGCCAGTCAAGTTCGATATCGGCAAATGCCATTGGTGCTGCGGGTTTGTTTTTCATATCTGTCTCCTTAAATGATGAAGCCAGCATAATCGCTGGCTTGAAAGTGGGTTAGGCAGAAAGTGCTATTCGAGACGGATGCCGGGGATTTTGCCAGCGGCGATGAAATCGTATATAAGCTCAATTTCAGCCCTTCCTGCATGGTGCATCCAACTCATGATTAGACTAACAGTCTCTTCACGCTTGCGCTCTGCTTCGGTGCGGGTAGGGCGGAACCGATCTGGCCTCTCAGCAAGGCAATAAACGACCTCATAGCCTAAATCGGTTCTTTCGGTGACGACGTATTTGTCACCTACAAATTTAATTACGACGGGGTTCCACTCATCGCAGTCGAAAAGCTCACATTCACAACCGGCCGGAGGCAGACCATCGCCAGACCACTCATCCTGCTTTGATGCTGCAAGAGCGGCTTCGTATTCACCTTTGTAAATGCGATGATTTGAGCTCTTGTCAGTGAAAAACAGTGTTCCATTAAGTTCCCTTGTCCAATACCCGCATGGCAACTTCATGCGAACGGCTGAGTCAAGACTTTTGGGCCAGCCACCTAACTTATTAAATTCAGGAACTAACAAATCAATCAGCTTCATTTTTCTTCTCCGAACTCAAGTTCATAAGCACGTTTTGCGCTTGCAATAATGTCGAGTAAATCTTCTTTCAGGTCTTTGTGACCACGATCGCCAGCCTGCAATGCCTTTTTTGTCAGGTGCTGCAGTGCCGGGTTGGTGACATTCCATGCCTTCAATATGTCGTATATGTCAACGTCAACACCTGTGGCGATTTCTCTGCTGTACTTATTCATCACTCACCCTCATGTGTAACAGTCACGCGGCTGCGGCTGGGACGTAAATCCTGATTATCCACCCAGGCATTGATAATGCGGCACTCTTTCTCCGGCGCGCCGTCAATCAGCAGCCACATCTTTCTCTCATTCAGACTCTGGCGTGTGTAGCTGAAAGCCGCCTCTTTTCCTGACTGTGACTTCGCTCGTACCATTACCACATTATCCGTATTTCCCATGCTGGGAATGCTCACGACGCCAAGACTGAACGGGTACATCACGCCATCGGCAATGATGGTGACGTTTTTGTTTTCGGTAAGGTGCATTTCTGCCGGGATTCCCTGACAGTCAACGTCTGCGTGGATAGTTTTTGCCTGCGCGGTAAATGCGAAACCTGCCAGGATTGCTGCTGTGATAAGTTTTTTCATTTTGATTCTCCGAGTGCTTTGTCGATGGCCAGCTCTGCTTCATCAATTATTGGGCCACACCATGATTGCCATGAAATTTCATCTAAGGCTTTTGTGCATTTCTTTAGCGCCTCAAGAAGTTCAGGTGCTGCGGCGATAAGGTTGGCGTTATGCCTGTCGCGCTCAATATCAATAACACCTCTACACGCAGCAATGCAGGTAGTGTTTTCTGTTATTTCCAGCGTGTCGTTAACATCACCAAATCCATCAACAAACCACGGGCCCGGCGTACCCTTAAATTCACTCATTCATTCACCTCAAATTTCATGCTGTTTAATTTATCAATCCGGCGCGTAAGAGACTGAATCTCTTTCCTGCGCATCACCTCGGCCTTTTCCAGCGCCTGCTGTTCGCTAAACTCGAACTCACCACTGGAGTAGTATGCCGTTGGAGTGAATGCTATCTTACCTCCGGCTTCGAGTTTTGCGTTTTCGTGCTGTATTCCGCGAGTGAGCGCATATTTCGTCACCCAGATATCAGCAAAGATTTCATCAGCACGCGCAACAGTGCAGGCGGCAACCAGAATAACCGGCGCAGCTACCGCTACGCAGCACCAGTTCATAACATTGCGCATAAATCCTCCGCTTTGTGCAGAACTTTAGGGATTCCCATAGACCAGTTATTGCCGCGTGGCGTGATAACAGGAAGGTTAGCCTCTTCAGCCGCGTACAGCACTTCCTTGTCATCAGCCCGGCACGACACGCGCAGCCTGGATAACTTCATGCGGTATGCGACCTGAGACAGATTTGACACAGACCAGCAGCACCACACTTCAGCACCGGTTGAGTGGTGAGTGTGCCAGGCTTCAACCCAGTCGGCGCACAGGTAGGTATATTCACCTTTACCCTGAATCACCGACACGCCAGAGGCCGGGAATCCGCCGGACAGGAACTTAACTTCACGATCACCGGGGTAATCACCGAACCGCATAAAAGCCACGTCGCAGAGCATGTCACGCGATGAGCAGATGCTGACCGGTACACACACCAGCCTGTCACCGCTTCGTGACTGGCGAGTCATGATGACATCAGGAGATATGCCAGCGCTCAGGCAGTCGTAGTTAATGGCATCCTGCTGGCAGGTGGCAAGAAACCCGGAGCAGCGCTCATGCTCCGCATAGCTGCCGTATTTCTCCTGCTGTGACTTCTGGTTAATCGCGGCGCGCACCGCACTGCGTTTAGCAACTGACACGCCTCCCAGCCAATCATTGAGCGACTGCAGGCTTTCGACGAAGTTCATGCCAGACACGCCCATCAGAAGCTTAAGGCCGGAGCCTGCGCCACACTGGCTGCAGATGAATCCGCCTGAGCCGTCTTTGCGACCGGTATCCGGGTTGCAGTCATCGAAGCGAAAGCGATCCTTTCCGTCCTGGCAGATAGGGCAGTCAGTGTGCTTGCCGGAGAAGTAGAGCGCATCGACAGAAGAAATAGCCTGAATTGCTTCAGGCCACATCCCGGCGACAGCCTTAATGATGTCGTCTCTGTTGAGCATGTTAACCCTCATAATCTTCAGGTTTAATAGCCCTGATAGGGATGACCAAAGACATTGTGGCGTAATTGTAAACCTTGTTGTAAACGTAATTTACGTCAAGATTGTATTTTTTTGCCACCTGATTTACTGACAGCCCAAGAAATTGCATGTCGTAACGCATGGCATACATCTGCTTCTTATCGACCCTTGTCGGCTTGACTCCCTGCATTGAGCTGCGCATCACTTCGTTCTTTGGCTTTGATGTGCGGATAATCCCGCGATAACCACCCTTGGTCGCTCCGGCCATCACTAACCCTCCACCTGAAAGAAAACGGCATCCATCTCATGCAACGCCTGCTCCGTATAGCCGTGCTCCACTACCCAGTCATCGCGCATGAAGTCATAAGCCAGCAAATACCCGTCATCATGCAGAAACGTCGCGCCGAACACTACGCCATCAATACGCCAGATTGCAACGAATTGGCCGTCATCTGGCATTGCAGATAATTTATTCATCTCATGACCCTCTGGCTATCTCTAAAAAGTAGTCCCTCTGCACCATGTATCGGAATGCGCTGTTCATGTTGCCTGCTGCCTTATAATCCATCGCCCGGCGGTGTGAATGCTTAGCCATAGCTACGTAGTTATTTTTAAGCGACATAGAGCACCACCATTGTAATGAATACTGCCCACATCAGGACGCAGAATCCTACGGCCGACAGAAATCCTCTGTTCATTTCACCTCCTCCCACTCACCCAGCGCGCACGGGAATCCGAGACGAATCAGAGTAACCAGACCGATATCGCTCATAATTTCCAGCCACTGCCCACCCATAACTGAAGGCATGCTATTCAGCACCTCATACTCTTTACCTAATGTGAGGCCAATATCCTTAAGCTTCAGTGATTTTGCTTTGACTTTCATTTTTTAACCCTCTGTGCGTTTCAGTGGGCACATAGTGACACGTCCTGATTGGGATGTCTTTAGCTTTTCGTGCTGCCCGTCGAATTCAGCAAATAGCACTTTTTGCCTTGCGTCGTCCTGTTTCAGACGTTAGATTTGTATCAAATTTAGCGTGGAGGTGATATATGACAGCTACAGGATTCACGCCGGATGATGATGACTATGATGTCATTATCGAATACGCAAAAGACATTTATGATTACCCGCTTTCGAACTACACTCAGCACCTCTCAGAGAAGTCACTTGATGACGGAATGAGAAGGGCGGAGGCCATGTTCGTGGCAAAGTCGAAGATGAGCCTGATTCTCATCATGAAGAAACTACAGAGGATTAAAAAATTAATACACCATATGACCTGCAGTTAACTCCGGCAGACCTGTGCGTTGGACGCAAAAAAGAAAAGCCAATGCCGAGCCGTGAGGAGCTGCTGGCGCGCAACTCGTTCGGCAGCCCGGATAACAACCGCCATCTGGACAGGCTGCTGGGAAAGGTGAAGAAATGAAAATATCATGCAAGATTCTTGGTCATAAATGGCAGTGGAAGTGGTGGGTGATAAATGAAGACGAGGTTTTTTATTGCCTGAGGTGCGGACAATTAAAGGTGGTGAAGAAATGAAAACTTACAGCCTTCCGGTTAAAGACGTTGAGGTATCTGCCATCTGTGATGGTTATGCCATCAGCCCGGATGCGGACGTTCTCTACACGTTCCGCGCTGGTATTGGGCGCTGCTGGTACAAGTCAGGCGGAGTAATAAGCCCACTTGTGATATGGAACGTTATCAGCAAGAACAAAATTGTGTATCGCGGTATTTTCACAATCAAAGTGGCGGTGGAGTGATGGTTATATGGTCTCTTTTCGACGGATCGGGAATTATGGGTTTGCCGTGGGCCATGGCTGGGCATCAGGTTTACTGCTTCAATGCGGATGAGGCAGACCACGGCGAGTACATCATAAAGATGAAGCATGAAAACCTGACTTATGTGAATAAGTTCATTGAGCCAGACTCGAGTTTTGAAGATTACCCTGCGCCTGATTTAATATTCGCCTTTCCATCATGTACCAACATGGCGGGGTGTGGCAGTAAGCATGATCGCAATAGTGATGACATTGAGCTTGACGTCGATGTTGCGAAGGTGGCTGAGCGCCTGGGTGGCATGTTCGACTGCCCCTGGATGGTGGAGAATCCGGTCGGTAAGCTCTGCACGGAGTGGCGAAAGCCAGATTACTATTTCAACCCGTATGAGTACGGCGGCTACATGTCTGGGTTCGAGGAATCTTTTCATCCTAAAATGCCAGCGCGTGACGGTTACACAAAGAAAACCTGCATCTGGGCCGGTCATGGGTTTGTTATGCCAGAAAAAAGGCCGGTCGAGCATTGCGGATTCTTCTGGGGATGGAAGTCTCTTGGTGGGGATTCAGCTAAAACAAAACAGCTGCGCTCCCTGACTCCCAGAGGATTTGCCAGAGCTGTTTTCGAGGCCAATAAGGATATAAAGCGATGATTTACGCAAGCGAGATAATAACCAAAGAGCTTATGGACAAGTACATAGCCAGATGCCTGAAATACGGTGAGCGGGCAACGCTTAAAGGATTTTGCAGCTGGTGCGGATTTGCCAGGACGCAGGTGGGCAAGTCTTTCGTAGATAATGCAGGCATCGCCCCCGGAGCTTACATATCAAAGTTCAGGGGAGATTTCATCCGACAGAACAGCCATCTTTCGGCAATAGATTTATCCGTTCAGCTTGGAATAAGCACCACGCAGGTGTGGGACAGGGCTAAGGATTTGGGAATCAGGTTAGGGGGTAGATAATGGGTGGAAGAGGTAGTTGCAGAAGGCACATGAGCTTGCGTTGTTCAGTTTGTTATAAAAAGGGATTGCGAGCATACATCATGGGTCGACAAGGAAGATCGTGGGAAAATGTCGTTGTGATTCGTGAATCTGGATCTGGTTATCTTTGCCTGTGCAGGACTTGCGGTCACGAGTATTTAAGTAATAGTGCAGCAGCCAGAAGATCCTTTAGGGGGTGAATAATGCTTAAAATTGACCAGCAGATAGCCGAGACTGATTTGGATGCAATCTCTTCCATCTTCACGCAAAAGCCGTATGAGCCTTATCCATACCAGCTGGCGACATACCGGCTGATTGCCGAGGAGATACGCAACAAAAAATCACTGCCGTTTATCGTGCAGGCTGCGGTATCTGCTGGTAAGTCAACAATCCAGGCGATGGTGGCTGCGCGAGTGCAGCAGATGAATGACCAGCAGGAGGCTAACAATCGCGATCCGTATTGCTTCCTGCTTCTTTCTCGCCAGAGTGAAATTGTCCGCCAGAACTCAGATGAGCTTTGGGAGTATGGCGTGCGTAACTCCATATTCTGCGCTGGTCTGTCAGCTAAGGCCGCAGCATTCCCGATAATCTGTGGGTCGGAGGGGACGGTAGTTAATGCGCTTTTCGACCGCATTAATGAGAAAACAGGAAAGCTTGTTCCCGGAAAGCTGAAAGATTACGCGCCTTATTTCGTTGCCATTGACGAGAACCATAATGTCTCAATTGATGACTATGTTGAGTCCGAACTGGCCAATGAGACGTATGAGCAGATGCTGGAAAACAAGCGTGCTGCATACACGATCATCATTCGCGTTTTGCAGGCAAGGTGCAGGGAGAAGTATGGGCGCGAACTGGTTCTTTTTGGGCTGACTGGCACCCCATACCGGGGCGTAACGCCCATTCTTAACGAGAACCTGAAAACGCCAGGGTTGTGGCGCAAGTCTATTGTGGATATCAGTACCGACTATCTGGTGAAGTTTGGAGCGGTTGTGCCAACGCGATTCGGGGACACGTCGGGGCTTCACTATGAGCTTGATGGCTTCCATTCTGACGGATCAGAAGGCATCAAAGACTACTCAGCTGAAGAGCTGCGGCGCATGGAGAAGTCCATCCATGAGCAGGGTACGCTGACTCAAAAGATAATGCTGGACGTGCAGCGAATTGCAAAAGATATGCACTCTGTACTGGTGACGTGTGCGGGAAAGAAGCACTGCGAGGAAGCTGCTGCTGCGCTATTGCCGGGGGAGACGTATTGCATTATCACAGAGGATAACTACAGCCAGAAAGAGCGCCTGAAGGTTATTGATGACATCAAGGCTGGAAAGTACAAATACACGTTCCAGATTGGCACGATGACGACCGGCGTTAACATCCCTATCTGGCAGGTTAACGTGCTGCTGCGACCGATTGGCAGTCTTACGCTGCTCACTCAGCTGATTGGCCGAACGATGCGCAAGCTGAAGAAAGAGCAGGTTGCTGCTGGTCTTGTGAAGGATTATGCACTGGTGCTCGACTATGCCGGATGCATGGATGACCTGGGTCAGATGTATCACGATCCGATGATTGAGCAGTATCACTATCAGCAGGCTGAGATTAATGAGGACTATCAGACCTGTCCGGTGTGCGACGGCCATAATTCGCCAGCCGCGCGCCGCTGCGTCCATGACTGCGGCCATTACTTCGTGTTTAAGGAGTGTGAGGATTTCTTTGATAACCGCACTGGCATTCAGACAAAGGCTGGCTGCGGAGCTAAGAATGACCCGTGCGCCAGGTTCTGCTGCAATTGTGGCGGGGGAATGAT